CCGACGCATCGAAGCTCTTGACGTATCGGATCTCGCCGACGTTGAGCGGGTTCGCCGAGTCAACCGTGACTGCGACCTGGGCGCCTTCCCAATAGTCATCCGTGGCTCCGGGTATTGCAGGTACGTAGACGCGGTGTTTCGGCTGTGTGATGTAGTAGGTGTCGCCTGCACCAATCGCGTTAGGGAATGGATCTTGAGGATCGAAGTAGATCGTGTTAGCCGTCTCATCGTCACCGAATGGAGATCCAACCAGTGGACTTGCTCCAACAGACCGCACTACACGTCGTGAAAGCCCGTTGTTAGCACCGGAAGTGAATCCAACAACCGCGTCCGTCCAATAATCCTCATCCTCTGTCCTCGCTGCATCAACCAGCTTGGCGGCGGTCGAGCCTGCATCAGCAGTCTGGCCGGCCAGGTTCGAACACGTGTAGCTGCCCGAGCGTGTCTGCTTCGTGGTGTAGGCGATCGTTTCTCGCCCGACGAACAACTCGCCGCTCGCCGCGAAGTCTGCGAAGTCGAGCACCGGGATGAATGCCTGATCCTTGGTGATGTTCGCCGTCAAGTAGCTCAACGCTTTTGGCGTGTCGCTGACAGCGAGTAGTTCGGTGATCGAATCGTCGCGGTCAAGCAGCGCGAAAGTATGCGCCGGGATCTGGCATGTTCCGTTTAGTGGGTCTGCTTCGGAGCCGCCGATCACCGGAGGGCGGGCGAGGTTCGGTGCGACGTGCTGATTGGTGCCCGTGTCGGCAGGGTTCCATCCGTCAAAGACAGCATCAACGCCGGCTGGCAGCGTCCCGTAGCGTTTGCGCAGCCCTTCGATCTCGACCATCCACCATGGTTCAAGACCTGAACGTGCGTTCTCGTCAACGAAGCCCATCGGCTCACCCCTGGTATTGCAGCATCAGCGAAGTCGAGAAGTAGGCCGCGCCCTCGTCAAGCCGATTGGTGCTCTCCAGCAGGCCCTCATTCTCTCCCTGGATTAGCGCCCAGGTGCCGGCCGAGGTGAACGGGTCGGTGTCAGTGTAGAGCTCGAACGGCGTGCCGCCGGACGCGATCTCCCACCATACCGTGAACGGTGCGTTTGGGTCTGTTGCAAATGCCTCGAAGTATAGCGCCCTGGGGATTGTCGCGAGATCAATCCGCCTCTTGGTGTGGTCGCCGTAGGTACAGCGCTCAAGCGTTCCATCAAGCGCGATGAACGAGGCAGGCCCGATCTTGACAGGCATGTCGTATGAGTCGAAAGAAATGTGGCCTTCATTCTGGACGTAGAATCCGCGCTGGTGTTGGTTGTCGCTGTCGTAGCTTGATGCGCTTGCGTCGTCGGCCGAGTCGTCGAACCCAAGCAGCGTGCCGATGTGCTGATCTGTTCCGCCGCTTCCATGCGTACCTGTTGACCACAGCAGATCAAAAGAGCCGCCCATTGAGATCGTGACTGTCCCGGTTGCGCCAACCGTGACCGCGAAAGTCGGATCCTCGACTTGCAGCGCTGCCTCAAGTGCAGCAGCAATGGCGATCACGTCGTCATATGTTCCAGTGGCGATCGATATGCTAACCTCTCCAAATCCGATGTCGATGTCGCACCACTTGTTGTCATCAGTGATGACGGCCTGAAGCAGAAACGCCGGCTGGTGGCTCGCCATGTCTCAACCTCCTAGAAGCTCGACTCGCTGCGGCCAGGGTTCTGCCGGCTGTCGTAGCCCTCTTGTAGCTGGGTGATCTCGCGGGCTGCGTCTTGGCCGAAGAACATTGACCCGCTCACCTGCCAGATGACGGTCTGCTGTGCGCCGCGCTCCCACTGGTCACGGTCAGGACCACGCCCGCCGCGATAGCGATCCGACTGTCCGCCGCTGTAGCCACCACCACCACGCGCACCTCCACCGCCACCTCCCCCGCCGCCACCGAAAGCACCGCCAGCCTTGGCCGCAGCCAGCGCAGCGCTTGCGACGTACATCGCGCCAGCGACAGAATAGGCCACGCCCTGCGCCGTGCCCGATCCAAATGGTGCGGCGAAGTATTCGGCGGCGGTTGCGAAGCAGTGGGCAGCGTTGAGCGTGTCGGTGATGGCCTGGAATGCCGCCTGGATCTGCATCTGCTTTTTGCTGGACATTCCGATCGCGTCGGCAACATCGCCGACGATTGATCCCATCTTCTCGGTTGCGCTGATAGATGACTCGATATAGGTAAGGCGATCCTCTTGCGCTCTCTTCTCTGCCTCAATCTGCGCCTCGCGCATGTTCGCCCATATGACCTCACGCCGATTCGCGTTCTCCTGATAGATGGCGGTCGCGGCTTCTTCTCCTGTCTTGACCACCTCCAGGTATGCGCGGTTGCGTTCGGCTAGCGCGGTCAGTTCGTCTTGCTGCGCCTGAGCTCGCAGATGGGCGCGCTCCTTCTCGTCGCCTGCGATGATCTTGCCGATCTGGTCAAGTATCCGCTGCTCTGCTTCGAACTCCTTGATGATGCCGGCGGCGATCTCCTTGCCGTACTCTTTACCGATCTCGAACGCCGACTTTCCGCCTTTGCCTTTGCCCTTTGTGACTTTCGGGACGAACGACAGGAACACCTCCTGCGTCGTCTGCTCCAGGCGACCGCCCAGCCCGAGTGCGTCGCGCAGCTTGGCCATCGCCTCGGATTGCGCTATGTTGGCCATGTCGATTATGTGCGACTTGGTGAGCGCGAGCTCAAGCCTGGCTTCGTGGAGCCGCTTCAATCCTGTTTCGGCGTCCGATCCGAGCATGCCAATCAAAAGCAGCTCTTCGGCTTTCGCGATCCCGCCTTCGCCTCCAAGCGACTTTCTGAGATCCTGCACTTCCTTGGTCAGGTCGCGCTCTGCCATCCTGGCGCGTCTAATCTGCTTTTCGAATTCCGTCGTCCCATGCCGCGCGTCAAGCTGGCGTTCGGCGAATTTCTCAAACTCCTTGTTGAGCGCCCGAGTCTGATCGATCTGTTTCTTGATCTCTTCGTTCGCCTTGATGACAGGCCCGTTCACCATCTGGTGGATCGCAGCGCCGAGGGCGACGACTGCGGCAACCGCACCCATCCCGGCGAGCTGCCACAGCCTGAACTGGCCGACGATGTAGAGGATGGTTCCGCCGAAGTACACCGCCTGCCCGGCTGCGTTTCCTGCCGCGCTGCCGAACAGCATGAGCATTTGGCGTGCCTTCTCGGTGCGTTCGTTGGTCTGAGACATCGCCTTACCGAGCTTGTCGCTTACCAGTCCGCCGGCAAGCGCTGACTTCTTACCAGCCTCTTCCGCCGCAGTTCCCATCTGCTTGGCGGTCTGCACTGCCTGCTGCCTGACCTTCGCCTGGCCGGCTGCCGTGTCGTCAATCAGTACCGCTCGGAACTCGATGTCTCTTTCAGCCATAACGCACCCCTGTCGGCGTCACCTGCGTTGGTTCATCATGCGCAGTCGCGCCTCTTCCTTCTTCGCCTCGTTGGCCCGGTAGATGGAAAGCTCCGACTGCAGATACATCAGCGCTTCGGAGTAGGGGGCGCACATCGAGCGCTGATCGCTGAAGCTCACGCGCTTGTCCGCTAGGAAGTAGGAGTCCGCGAGACGCATGATGTCTTGCGTGATAAAACGTACTGGACAGCAAGGAAGGATCACTTCCCCGCCGGGTGGCCCACGGCGCAACGGTGGCTGCGCTTGGTTGTCGCAGCCGAAGATCCGTTTGCGGTCTGGTGTACACTCATCGCATCCGATCAGGTCGCCATCATGGCGCCAGACGAAGGCCCTTATCCGCTTTTTTTTTCCTCACTCAGCCGGTTGAAGCGCACGATCGCATCCGGCAGACTGACCCTCCATCCAAGGCGTTCGTACTCCTTGACCACGCTGCGATGGGTGATCGTGTGCCGCTCTCCGTCGAAGTCCACCTTGACTGATGCGTAGGCGATCGACTTACCCATAACCTCGACTCCCTCATGCCCGCACACCCCCCACGCGATCGTATCTCGATCCACCTCGGCCCGCGCTCGCATGGTGTCGATCTCGCGTACCGACTTGCCGAACAGGATCGCTCTGCGTGACATGAGGTCGGTAAACTTCACCGGGTCCATCAGGCGGATCGTGATGCGCGCATTGCCCGGCGCCTTGTCGTATTCGGCAAGCGACTTCTTGAGGTCAACTGCGCGCTGCTTGTGCATGGCGAGCTGTGCGGCAGCATCCTCCATGGCTTCACGCTTCTCGGCCTTGTTCATGCCGCTGGTGTCAGGCTTGCGCCATCCGCCGATGATCGACTCCTGAACTTCGAGGTCGAACTGGATCGCCCACCGGGCCGGGTCGATCTCCTTGGTGATACCGAGCGCCGGGCTCAACACGTCGAGGTCGGGTTTGTTCTCGTCGCTCATTTGGGGGCTCCTATCGTTCATCCCTATCAGGGACCGTTGCCGGTGAACGCCAGTGCGAACCAGGGTAGGTTCACATCATCTGCGTTCATCCCGGGGTCGTTGCACTGGATCGTTGGCTTGGACGCCATGTGGTTGTTGCCCATTGCGTCGCGGGCGATCTCGGTGATCTGAATTGCGCCGCAGTACAGGGCCCACCCGTACTCGACATCCGAGCCGATCGACTCGAAGAAAAACTGCTTCTCGGTGCCGGCCGCAAGCGCCGTATACAGGTCGTTGGAGTGGTACGGGGTGATGTCCAGCACCGGGGCGTGCGATGCGTGCAGAAAGCCTACGCGACCGTTGGCGCCGGCCGGCGAGCGCTTCTCGACCAACTGCGTTCCAGGGTCGAAGCCGATCGACTCGATGTCCACCGTGTCGCCCTCGAGCCAGCAGGTGGACGACAGCAGCGGCCACGGCTGCGCGAAGAGGTCGGCCTCTTGGGTGTCGCTGTTTTCCGACAGCGTATGCCGGTCGATCATCATGGCGATCTCCAGCATTGGCACTTCGCCCGCGTTGATGTTCGGCAACTTGAAGGTGCCGGCGCAGCCGAGCAGGTTCGCCTTCCATCGGTTGGTAGCACCAGCTCCGAACCACGCATCGAAGCCGAAATACTTGGTTGGCTCTCCGATGGTCGGGGTCAGGGTGTCAACCGGATTCAGGTCGTCTCCGTTGGCAGGGGTGTCGGTGAAGTCTGGGTAGACGGTGAGGGTAGTGTCGCCGGCGCCCGGTACGTCGTCTTGTACGCGCGTCACCATGCGCATCTGTTTGTCCGTGCTAGACCCGTCAACCATGATCATGTCGCTGACAACGTAAGATCCGATATCGGCCGTCAAGCCCACGACGGTTGAAGCGGTTGCGGCGGTGATCTTGGCTGCAGCGCCAGCGCGCTTGTTGCAGCTCATCCCCATGTACTGGAGCAGGTTGATTGCCTCGGACGTGTCAGCCCCGCCTGCCGCGAGCGCACCTCCACGGCAGTAGATCGAGAATGCCAGCGACCCGCCCATTCCGCCAATGATCACCTGGTCTGGCCCGCGCGCAAACTGTCGCTTCTGCACCGCCTGCGGGAACGTTGCCCAGGTCGGATCGGCCACGATGTTCTGTGCGCGGAGCGCTGTCTTGCCTCCAGGGTCCGCGCCAGAGAAGCTCGCCATCTCCCCGAAGTCGAGGCCGCGCACGTCAACGGGGATGTCTCTCTGGGTGATTGCCATTGCTACCTACCTCCTCACGCCCCGCCGTAGTTGGCGGCCAGCGAGTAGTTGACGCGGAATCGAAGCCGCGTGATCCAGAAGTCCTCTGCTTCGGTCATGGTCTGATCTGGCGGATCGTCCAGGCGGATTTGGCTCACGCCTGACAGGGCGGTGAACGTGCCGAGCCGTTGCATCTGGTCGATCAGCTGGTGGATGTCCTCGGCACACCGCTTGGCGCTCGCCTGCCATGGTCCGATCACGTGGCTGATCTCGATGTCGATCGCCCCCTCGTAGTCCACAGTTGCCAGCGTTCCGTACATCCGATCGACGGCGCGCGGGATAAGCGGGGACAGCCTGAACTGGCGATCTGCCCATGACACGTCCGCGCCCTCAGGCATGTCGTCGGCGGTGTGCTTGTAGGCAGACTCGATCCCGACAGCGGTTCCACCTTTCGGCGTCAGCGCCTCGATCGCCGTGATGATGCCGGCCAGTATGGATGTAGGAGTCGCCATCTACTCACCTCGTGAACATCGGACCGCTGAATACAACCTCTTCCTCGCCGGCGTCAACCACCGTGTCGTCGTCCTTGTCGTACAGGTACGGGCCTGCCGTGGCTGCGATCAGCGCTGCCTGTGCTTGCGACCCGCGTTCTTCCCGAAGCGCTTCGAGCTTTGAGCATGCCATGGTGATGTTGTAAAGCGTCAGCGCCAGCTCGCAGGCGTATAGCTTTCCACGGTCCAGGATCAGGTACGGTCGAAGCAGATCGCCGTTTTGCTCGATAGATCTGAGTGCCCACATCAGATCCCGGTGGGCCGCCTTGATCGGCTCTGACCAATCCGCCCAGGACCCGGGGCGCACTCCCTGCCACGCCGGGTACAGGTTGTCGATCTCCTCGCTGGTGATCAGTGGATTGTTCCACGCCTCGCGGACCACGTCGAAGCGGAAAGACTCGGTGTGCGCAAGCTCGTAGGTTTCATCGGTCCAGGTGACCACGGCGCGGTAGTACATGCCCTTGGTGTATCCGCTCGCGTCCACATCGTAGTAGTACCAGGCCGTTGTACTGTATTGGGTCATCGTCTCTCCGGATAGCAGCGCGTTGCCGTTGAAATCCCACGTTGAGATCAACGCCGTTGTGGCCGCCTTCAGGGCTGACTCGTTCCCGTCCAGAGTGAGCTTGTGCCACAGGCGCTGGCCTGTGGCGACTTCGATGGCTTGCGGGAAGTGCTCGATCATGTCACGACCCCTTTGCGCGAAGCCCGGAGTCGGCCTTTGCCGCCGGAACTGGTTGCTGGCCAGCGCTCATGCTTTTGGCCATGGAGAAGGCGGCGGCCAGCAGTGCCAGGATCAGCGTCACCAGGATCGCAATCCCGGCGAGGCGGGTTTTCCACCATGACGCCTGGTTGCCAGACTGTGCCATTGCCTTGCCAGTTGCTTTCTCCTGGCCCCTGTGCTCTGCCAGGTGCTCGCCCAGCTTCTTGTCGATCTCGATGACCTTGCCGGCGAGCGCTGGAATGCGGCCTGTGTCAGACTGGATCGCGTCCAGCTTTGCCATCAGGCCGGAGTGCTCGTCACAGTGCATGATGTCGCCCATGGCGACCTCCCTATGGTCTGCGCTTGAACACTATCGACTCGTGGATCGCGGGATGAGCAACGCTGCCTTCGGATGCAACCCACCCGTGTGCGCGCCCGTATCCGTCCATCATGCTTGACTTGGTGCCGGCGCCGTCCGAGTTCGCGTGAGATGTGCCATCGAGGATGTACAGTACCTCGCCAAGCGGCAGAGTGTTGTAGTGCCCGCAGGTCGCCTCATGCATCACCTGACCAGTCCATCCACCTCCCGTGTTCCAACGCAAGTTAGCGGCGTCCTCATGCACAGTGCACCGCAAGCTCGAGCGCCCGTAGTCCATCTGCAGGCTGGTCGCGTTGTCCACACCGGGATCGCCATCGTTGAGCACGGAGCAGTACACGTTGTCAGCCAGGGCGCCCAGGTCGCCGACAGCATACGGAGTCCACAGGCGGACGGTGTAGGCAAACTCGGTTGTCTGCAATGGCCAGTATGTGATCTTGACCAGGGTGCTAACCGTGGAGCAGTCTGCGTCGGTGTTGCACAGCGGGTAGCCGACAAGCGGGAGTTCCCAGTTAACGCCAGTGTCAACCGCTACACCAACGTCGAACACCACGGTCGACTCGGAGTGGTAGGAGACGATCACCGGATACCAAGATCCCTTGCCGGTAAGATCGATCTCGCCCTCGTAGAGCGTCCAGTCCGTCGGCACGTCAATCGAGTTGGCGGTCGTCAGGTAGATGTCAGCCTCACCGACCGAGCAAGCCGCGTCGGTGAAGGTACGGGCGCCAATGTACACGTTGCTGGTCCCCGACAGCTTCTTGGCCCAGGTCTCAAGGTGCACAAAAGCGCCGGCGTTGTCCGTCCTGCACGCTGAGTCCTGCTCAAGCTCGATTGCGCTATCGCTTCCGGTCAGCGCCATTTCTACCGAGTTGAACCCGTGAGCCATGGTTGATGTATTGCAGCTAAGGTCTGCGGTGCCGGTGCCGGCCGTCTCGGTGACGGTGTAGTAATCCGGCTCTGTGCTTCCGTTGGCCGTGCAGGATTCGTAGGATCCGTTGCGCCACCAGCTTGTGCGCGCCTGTTCTGTCCCCAGACCGATCACGCCCGACTCTGGCGAAATGGTGCGCACGGTCTCGTAGGGCAGATCGACGATGAACGGCTCTGTGCCGCTGTCCTCCGGGGATATCTGCATCGCCGGCAAAGTCCCGGATGTCGGAGTCGGGTCTAGCGTTGCCCCAGATGACGACATGACGCCCCACCACTGACGGCGCCGCTTGATCACGTCCGCATCCGACAATCGGCGATCGGACCAGTAGCTTGCGTGCGAGATGTCGCCCGTCACCGGGTTTGCCGCGTCACCGCCGGCGCCGATGGACAGGCCATCCGCGCCCGAGTAGATCGACGGCATGGTCGAGTTGGTCAAGCAGGTATGCTCATCCACGCAGAGCCGCCCAACAGAGGTCCCATCGCCGGACGCGGTGTACTGGAACGTGATGTGAGCAGGGCGATTGATCGCCAGCATGCTCGGATTGCTCATGGTCGCTCCGGTGGAACCGTTGTTGCTGATGTAGCAGGCCACGCTGGTCCCGCTGGAGTAGACAACCCACCCGCGCTTGCTGCCTGTGGTCGAAAAATTGCCGATCCAATATTGAAGGCCCGTCACGCTGCGCGGGGTGATGACGATCGACGCGGTGAAATCGCCGGTTGGCGGCCCAACCGAGCTAGTCAGGTACTCGGACCCGGCGAACCGCCAAGCATATCCCTCAGTGCCATCCGGGTATGTACCATCGTGGCGAAGGACCGGTGTGCCGTTGACGGTGAAGGTCTGCGCTCCGACCTCTGCCGCGTAGGTTCCGGCGACTACCCGGTCGAAGTACACCTCGGTCGTAGCGCCCGCCGGGTCGACCGCCCCGTTGCGATTGAAGTTGTAGCGGTCGATCTCGTTCGACGAGTTGAACAAGCTGCCGCGATGACCTCCAGCTAATGCAACACCGGCGATCAGTACGATGAACAGAATCAATGCCAGGCGGCGCATGCTCATTACCTCAACATCGGGTTGATCCAATGGAAGACGATGTGTCCGGTGGGGGACGCCGCGATGTGCGAGCAAACAGGCCCGGTCAGACGGATCGGACCGATGCATCCACCTGACGGAACGCGAATCGAGTAGCCGCCAGCCGAGGTTGTTGCTGCCACAGGGGCAGACCCGCAGCGCAAGTATGCGTCGTTGCCGTAGGAGCACACCAGGTACGGATCTCCAGCGCGCGGTAGGGTGAAATCTGCTTCTGTGTCACTCAGCGCCACGGACCCGGCCACGTAGTCGTCATCGATCTTGGCGCCGCCCATGGCCTGATCTGAACTGACATCCCATGGACCGATCGCCCATGCTGTCGCGACGATGCCAAGAACGGCGACCGCAAGGATGTAGGCAATCACACCCAGGCGAAGCCGTCCGCGTTCATCACGGATGTTCATTGCCCACCTCACTTGCTGGCGACGGTCGGGTTGCTCCGACGCTCTGCCATAAGCGCCTTGTACTTCTTCATCCCGGCGCGCTTTCTCTCGGGCGAAAGTCCGTTGATGTAGTCGAAGAGCTGCTGCTTGGCTTTCTTCTCGGAGATGCGCGGCTGGAGGTTCAGGCCGTGCGCGAAGGCTGCGTCCTTCACCTCTTCTGGCGACATGCGGGCGATCTCTGGCAACACGTCATTCTCGCCCGGCTCGACCTTCGCCACCTCGCCGGCCTGTGTGTTGACCAGCTTGCGGCGCACCTTCTCGATTCCGGCCGGCCCCTGGACCCAGAACAACGGTGTGTCACCGCCGAGCACATCGACAACCTGGTCGAACGACAGCAAGCCAGAATCGATGATCTGCTGAGGATCGTAGCGCAACATCCCGCCGTCCTTCAGCAGATCGAGTGCCGCCGTCGCCTCGTCTACCCACTCCTCACCGTAGATCGACATGCCCTTCTTGCCGTGGTAGGTGATCTCGGGGAAGTTGATCCGGCCCGGGATACCCTCCCAGCAGTCGAGCGACTTTCGAGCCAGCGACCCAGGAGCGTTCACTGTGCTCTCACACCAAAACCGCGCGCGCGGCTTCTGGACCGGCTGCGGCGTTTCGTTCTTCTTGTCATCGTGGTTCTTGCTCATGTCATCCTCTTTTCGTATGTGGGGCGCCCAGGCTTTTCTTCGCGGCCCCCGTCGTCTAGATCCACCCGGGCGCCCCATGGTTCCAGCCCTCCGCTTACGCGATGGACTTGCGGTAGTAGCCGAGCTGCACGCCGGTGATCACGTAGACGGTCGCGGTCACGAGGGCCACGGTCGTCTTGACGTTGAGGAAACTGTCCGGCGGGTTGAGGTCCAGCGCCGCAGCCGAGGCCGCCGCGATCTGCTCCCAATTGCTGCCGAGGGACAGGTGCGCGGTTGCCAGGGTGATCGCGGTGCCAACGGTGTCCATCGCGGTCGAGGCCACGGCGATGGTGTCCGACGCGATCTCGACGTGGTCATACAGGGTGGTGTGGGTGATGGTTCCGGCCGCGTCGGAAGAGTAGGCCAGCCACCGCAGATCGATCGCCTTGTCGCCGTCGATGTCCAGCGGGACTGGGATGTAGGTGCCGATCGCCTTGGTGGTCGCCAGCTTCACGCCACCCCACTCGGCCGAGTTGATCTCGGTCGCGGTTCCGCCGGTGCTCATGGTCGCCAGGTCGGCCGGGCCGGTGGCGTTCTGCATGTAGTGCATGAGTGGGAGGGTCTTGACGTTGTAGTCGTGGACGAAGTTGCGAACGACCGGGCCGCCCAGAGTGATGAAAGCGGCGTGGTTGCCTGCGAACTGCTGCTTGGTGATTGCCATTGGTTCTTCTCCTCTCTCAGCCGTCAGCCTTAGCTGATCGGCATCCCGTAGAAGCAGTGATGGGCCAGCGGCTCCTTGAACTCACCGACCATCTCCATTACCAGCTCACCCTTCTCACGGTCGCCGTCGCGGCCGTCAGGGTAGAAGGCCAGCTCATCATCAGGTGTCAGCGGGCCGAGTCCACAGAACGGAGCGGTCACTAGCAGGCCCTGGCTGGTCAGCTTGGAGCACGCGAGCACGTTGATCGCCTTGCCGCCGATCTGGATGTAGTTGACGACGGTGCCGAACGCGCCGGTCAACACATCGTTCTGCCGGTAATACGGCAGCGCCCACCGGTCCACGCGGCCCTTCTGGAAGCGGCCCAAGAACAGGTAGCCGGGGCCGTCCATCTCGCCAAGGTCTTCGGTGTAGTCTGCGCATGCCAGGACGGCTGCCTCAAGCGAGTCCATGGTCAGATCGACGCTCGACATGTTGGTCGCGGACGAAGCCGACACGCGCTCCCAGAAGCCATCGAAGTTGCCGCCCGTGGTGGTGCTGACCGGGGTGACGGCCTTGGCAAAGATCGACTCGTGTTCGAGCTGGTGCATCATCTCCAGCGCCTTGTCCATCTTGCTGTCCTCGTACCAGTTGCCGGACCGCAAACCGTGCTTCTCGATGTTCTTCATGGTGCGGCTGATGCCAACCGCCTCCTTGAAGATTCGAGAGTAGGCGGTGACCATGTTCGGCTCGACGACGGTCGAGGGTACCAGGCTCGCGCTGCCCTGCTCGTACTCGGCGTTGCAGATCAGGCAAGTGGACCCGTCCACGTGCGCGGCGGCGGCCGGCGTGCGGTAGGACCGCGAGCAAGTGAAGGTCAGCAGATCTCCGGTCGGGTTGGCGGTCAGCTTCAGCGTCTCCTGATCGACGACCACCAAGTCGTTGACCTTGGCGAGCGGCTTGTCGAAAGTCACGCTCGTTGCCACCGAGGTCAGCGCTCCGTTGAGCTTCACGCGGGCAGGCGTGTAGGCCCGCTCACTGTACTCGTACTTGTAGCTCATGGCGCAGCCGTTGTCGGTGTCGAGGTTCTGCATGCTCGGGCTGATGATCGACTTGAAGGTCGTAGCCCCGGGCACCAAGTCGGCCATGGTTCGAGCGAGCCGTTCCGGGATGCGAGCGGCGTCGCTGGTGTTCAGCAGTCCATTCGGGTAAGTCTGTGCCATTGCGGCACCTCCGTTTCAGATCAGTTGTTGGCGTTGCTCCGCTGACCGCCTCGTGCGGCCTGCTCTTCCTTCAGTCGTTGCGCGGCTTCCCTGTCGGGCGGATTGTTGTTCATGAGTTGTTCTCGCTGCCGAAGAAGATTCCACCGCCGCCGAGTGTACTTCTTGCCCTGGGCGCCTGACTTCTTCAGGTCGTCAAGGGCCTTCTCGACTTCTACCAGGGTCATACCCTGCTCTCCGCGTGCTGACGCGCCGGCCCCGCCCTGTGCCGCCGCTTTCGGCTCAGGCTCCACAACGCTGGTGTCTCCCCCGTTTCCGGTCGTGCCGAACTGGTCGGGGTAGGCGACGGCCATCTTCGCGATGATGTCTTCCGGAGCTGCGTTCGGATCCTTGGCCTGTTCCTGCTCGATGTACCACTGCGCGAAGTCCGGGTTCTTGGCGCCATGGGTCAGCGCCAGCGTCCGGTGCCTTAGCGCGCGGTTCTCTGCCGCGAGCTTGGCGCGCTCTTCCGCCTGCTTCTTGAGGTCCGCTTGCAGGTTCTCGATCTCGGTGCGGCCCTTGCGCTCCTGCTCCTCACGGTAGGCGCGCAACTCTTCGAGTTCCTTGGTCGTCCCGCCGAGCTGTTCGGCCTGTGACTTGAAGCGCCGGCGTTCGTCCAGGATTGCCGCCATCCGGTCGAGGCTGATCGGCTTGCCATCCCACCAAGGATGCTTCGCCTTGGCGGCTGCGATCTCCTGTGCTGACATCTGGCCCGGATCTAACCCGAGCACCTGCGTCTGCTGCGTGGACCCTCCACCGCTTTGGTCATCGCCACTGGTCGGGGTCGTGATCTCGTCTGCCATGGTACATCCCTTTCCGCCGGTCATGCCGGCCTGGTTTTCCTGATCGACTTCCGAAGCTCGCGGCGAAGGAAATCCCCTAGCTCACGAAGCTCTTTTCCGTTGACTCCGACGAACGGCCTGAGCTTGTTGTTGGCCCAGGCAAGAAGCGCGTTGCTCACCTCACGACCTTCGCCCCTGTCGGAGTATGTGAGCGGCTGCGTCTCTCGCTTGGCCTTGTTGCGCGTCTTGTTCTTGCGGAAGCCCTGCGCCATCCGCGTTCCCTCGAAAGTCACGGTCATCACCCGGCCGATCACGTTGACGACCATCGAGGACAGCATCTGCCCGGTCATTCGCAACCAGTAGTTTCTACCCATGCGGCCGGCTTGCTGCTTGTTCTCTGCGTAGGCAGGCGAGTATGGCCTGAAGCTGCCACCGTCAACGCTCTCGCCTCGCCTGGTGCGCTTGCGGACCTGAAGCATGTACTTGTATCCGGTCTTGCGCAGCGACTCGCGGATACCCTCTGGTGTCAGCAAGCGCATGTCCAGGGCGCCGGTATCTACGCTGACTCTCATCTTCGCCATCACCGCGCCCCGATCTCGTAGAGCCTGATATCCTTGGCGTCCACCAATGGCACAAGCTCATGCCGGCAGCGGTAGCCGCCAAGCCAGATGGACACAGGGATCAGCTTTGGCGACCGCCCGAACTCGCCGGCCATCGATTCGAGCATGTCACGTGTGAAGCGGCGTCCCACACAGTGCGCGCAGAAATCACGATTGGCCGTGTCCTGCGGGCCGTCATAGAGGAACCATTCAACGCCCGCCTCGGCCGCGTGAGTTGCCCTGACCTGCCTGGTGAAGTTGTGCAAGGTGCTCGAAACCAGCGAGTGCATCTGGTCCTGGCGGAAGCCTAGCTTGGTCTGCAAGGCCCGCGTGATCTGCTTGAAGTCAACCTGTCCCATGATTGAGTCGTGGACCAGATCGTCAAGCTCCTGGGCCACCTGCTGCGCAACGTTGAAAGTAGCGGTGGAGCTGCGCCGGAACAGCGAGCGGATCAGCTCGTTGCTGGTGTCGCTGAATTCGCTGCCGATGCCCAACTCTCCGCCCTCTTTCTTGATGGCGGTGATCATCTCCTTGAGCGATTCAAGCTCGGCGTCAATCACGTCGTTGAAGCCCAAGCTTCCAAGCTCTGCGCGCAGCTTGTCGATCAGCCGGTCGGCTCGGTTGATGTTGAAAACATCTGTCTTGAGCAGGGCTCCGTCTCCTTCTAGTTCATCGAGCAGATCCAAGACGTACTGCTGGAGCTTCCGGAATGTCCGGTCAATGGCCTGCGCTGGCCCGCGCTCCAGGATCGCGTATACGCCTTGATCAATCGCCATCACTTGCCATTCAAGAACTTGTCAAGATCCTCTTCGCCCTGCTTCTGCTTGTCCTCGATGGTTGAGCCATTCGGAGGCGGCTGCCCGCTCTTCTCTTTCTGGTCTGCCTCGGCTTCTGCGTCCGCCTTGGCCTCGGCGACAGGCGCGTCAAGGGCAACCTTCTGCTGCCCGAGAATCTCGGCCATGTCGAGGTTGAATTCCTTGGCGCGCTCGACCGCAGCCTTTGCCTGCGACTCGCTCTCTCCGAAGATCACCATGCGCGCCTCGTATGCGGTGATCGCGTTCATGTCGATCATCTTGCCAAGCTGGTAGGCGTTGAGATCCTGGATTCCGGCCGCCCCGCCCTGCGCCTCTTCCTGCTTAGCGGCATCGTCAATCACCTCGGCAGCCGCTTCGTCGGCGTCCTGCTCTGGTGCCATGTCGGATGCGAGCACGGTGATCGACTCGTTTACCTCCTTGTTTGACTTGATCTGCTCCAGCGCGGTTGCCTTGTCGATTCCGGTTTCCTCGGCCATCCAATCGGCGAGCGTCTCAAGGTGGTTTTGGATCTTGGTCAGGTGTTGCTCTGCCCGCTCCTTGGAGTCGATCGGGTACTCGATGTCTCCCGGCTTCCAGGTTGGCCAATGCACGTCCAGGTTGAAAGCGCAGTCCTTGCGCATGTGGTGCTTGCGGACAACCATCATGCGGTAGACCAGATCCTCAACGCACGGCTTGTACACTGGGCGCATCTTGCGGACATGCCGATCCCGGTTGTGGTTCTTGACCAGCAACGCCCGGCCGGATTCCTCGCTGGGGCTCGACTGGTCGAAGCTGACAGTGCCCGGGTTGAGATTCGACAGCATCGCTTCGACAGCAAGCATCGCCTTCCAGAAGCTGAGCGGGCCCGAAACGTCGAGGTCAGGCTTGACGAAGTTCAGCTTTACACCGAAAGGCAGCTCTGCAACGTGCTTTGGGCTGATGATCCGCTTTTCCGGCAGATCCCCGGTATACCCACCCTCTGGTAGCTCCAGCGTCGGGATGCCGAAACTCTGCCAGATGATGTTGTGCTGAAGCGCGGTCATCCCGAAGTTGAAGCGCCGGTTCGGCGTCAGCATATCCTCTGGGCCGAACGTGTAGATCGCCTCATCGTTGTCAGCCTTGAACCACGTGAACGGCAGCATGGGCCGATTGGTGCGCGGGTCCGTGAACGGGTTGGAGTCGTCATCGTTGACGCTCCAGTCCGTCTTGCCGTCCGTAATGTAGTGCGCGGTGATCGGGAAGATCGGCATGCCTGCCGAGTCAAGGTCGACGGACAGGTCATCGGCTCTGTATCCCCACACCTCGTAGCGCGGATCCTCTCTGATGCCAGCGAACCCTGGCCGCTCGAACAGCACGGCGATTGCGCTCTGCGCATCCCACTCCCGCAACGGGTTGGGGATGATGTGGACCATGTGCGGCGGGTAGGCGCTGACCTGCACACAGTCGTTGATGCTGTCCCACCAGACCTTGCCGGCGCAGCGCTGGCACAGGTGATTGAGGCTGTCGATGTTCTGCAGCATCGTGATCAGGTTCGCCTCTTCGAGCATGTCCTGGAACTCGACATGGGCTGCGTCGTCATCGTCCAGCGGCTTGCGGGTCGAGGTGTCGGTCAAAACGAACTTGGTAGAGTCGGGGAAGCACAACGCCTGCTCACCGATGGTGTAGCCGAGCACCCGGAAAGCAAGCAACTCATGCTTGAGTTCATCGTAGGTCTGCTCGAAGTGCTTCTTCATCAATTGGTATGAATCCCTCTGCATTGCTCCGACCATGTAATCCACTCGGTCGGTCATCTCCACCCGGTAGGGCTTCCAGAATCCGTTTGGCTGCCACGATGCGACCTGAGCAAGCAGGCCCTGCAGGTGCTGCGAGCGCTCCGAATCGAGCTGATCCTTGAGATAGGCGATCGTTGTCTGGGTCAGCCCGGGTATGTCCTGGAGATCGGCTTTCGCCATCATGCCCCCTCGTAAATGCGCACGGCCAGGCGCTGAACAGGGAACTCTTTGATCGCCAGGTAGCGCAGGCAGTCCATCGCGTGATCGGTGATTCCGTCCTTGACCGGATCGTCATCGATCGGCCGGCCGTCAACCCACTCAGGATAGTGGTACGTGCGCAGCGCCTGGATGGTCGCGCGGTCGTGCGTGTTGGCGAGCAGCGAGCGCGCGAACAGCAACAGCGGATCGCAGTCCATCGGGGCGAGCATGCGCTTGACCATGCCAACGCCGTTCTTAATGACCCTGTGGTCCTTGTCTTTCTGCCACTGCGGGGTGATGCCGAACTGGCTGCGCAGGATGGCGAAGTCGGTCGTGTTGCTCGATGCGTGCTGCTGCTTCGCCGCCGGGTCGGAGATGATCCAGCGGATGGGCCAGCCCTTGGCGCTGATCATCCGGCCCAGGCGCTCGGTCGTGATCGTGCTGTCGTCATGGCTGCCAGGGTATAGCTCATCGAAGACGATGGCCGACCGACGCCGTATGATCTTACCTTCGAGCTGACGCCCTGGGTGCAGAAGCTCGACGAAAAGCACGTGCGGACAATGGCCGCCTGGGTCGATCACGATGCCGCAGTCGGCCGGCTGGTTGAAGCCGCGCTCATCGGTAACCGAGTCGGAGAACTCAAACGGGAGGCAGTGGGTCGCCTCCTGGAACTCCGGATAGACCGTGCCGCCAGGCGGGACGAACTGCCCATATAGCAGGCATGGTGCCAAACGGGCTGGGCATGAGTCGATCTGGTTCTTGACGTAGTCTGGGTGTAGGTTGGGGTTGTCGTATAGCGTCGCGCGGATGATGCGCCGCTGTGCATCGGCTCGATTCTCGAAGTGGTCGTGCAGCCATCCCCACAATGGAACGCCGGCGATGCCGACCTGAAGCGCTGTCGCTCGCTCATCGCGGACGCGGGCTGCCGCCTTGCGGTAGATTTCCCGCTTCATCAAGCCGGCTTCGTCGAGTCCGCAGTAGCAAAGGTTGTCGCCTTCGATCGCGTCCGGATCGTGACCACTGCGGTAGTAGAGCGACCGGCCGCCGACCAGCTCGAGGAACAACTCGCCCTTGTTGTGGCCGACGATGAGACCGCGGAATGTCGGGATGAGCGTCTTGCGCAGGAATGTGCGCATCATCTTGTAGGTTGGCATGACTACCATGCCGTCAGTTCCGGGCGGGTTGCGCATCGCCCGATAAGCGAGCCACGCGGCAAGCCCGACGCTCTTGCCGGATCCCCAGCCGCCGGCGAGGTACGAGGCGAAGCTGCGCGACGCCACGAATGCAGCCTGCTTTGTGGTCAGCGCAAGCTCACGGCCACGGTAGCGTGGATCGTGTAGTCGGTGGATGACTTGGCTACTCGGCATCTGCACCGCCGCCCGGGCCGGCCTCGACATCGGCAGGATCGAGATCAGCGTCATCGCCAGCGACAGGCAGATCGCCGTCAGCGCTGACGTGCGTGTACCCGTCCGGGATGGCGAGCTGGAGGACGTGCTCCCGCTTGTCGAGAGTGAGCCCGAGTTGCTGCGCGGCGAGCAGTCCTCGGCGCAATGCCTCTTGGCACTCGCCCAGCTCGCGGCGCCACATGCGTAGCCGGCGGCCTGCTTCTGCCTCTGCTGTCGCCCGCTTTGAGTCGCGAGTCTCGACCACGAGGTAGTCCGCAAGGCGCCGGTGGATCGTCTCGATTGCCTCGACGCAGTGACGCGAGCGCTGGCGGGGGAGATCCACGAGTAGAGCCAGGTCGATATCCTCAGCTCCAGCAAGCGCGCGCTCCACTTCGGCCGTGACATGGGCCGCGTCGTCGTCCCGCCACTGTGGACGGATGAGGTGGTCAGTCGTGATTCCGTGTGTGCGCGCCCTCTGGGACCCTGGTGGCGCCCCGGTCGAGATGCCTGACTCGGCCTGCTGCATCTGCGCCCAGCGTCGCCTGTGGCGCTCAGGGGATACCCTGACTGTCGCTCTGCGGTATGGCCTGCGGTAGTCGCTGTCACTGGATCCGCATTTTTCCACATCTACCCCGGTCTGGCCGGGTGGTTAGCGGTCGAGCCGCATCGTGGGTCTGTGCCCATGGCCTACCGTCAGCATGTGACAAGGTGGCGCATTCTGTCAAGGAAATTGTGCCATGGTGGCACAAAGTGCGACAGGATGGCGCGAAAGCTACTGGATATCAGCTATCTCTTGATGGGAGGGCTCAGAATTGATCGGGGTGTGCTTGGGTTTGCGGGCGGGCGCCGGACGGCTGCAGGCTGGGGCTGCGCCTGCGTGGCGGGTGGTCTAGTCGTCCCCCCACACCGTCTCCCACGTCTCAATCGCCAACCGCACCCGCTCGACAGCCCTGTGCACGTCGGCGTCGTCTGCCTGCTGTAGCATCGCGTAGCAGTGGACTACCCCGCGCGAGGCGTAGTCGCCTAGCCGCGCCAGCCGTCCGACCCTGTGCCCATGCTCGATGAGCCAGTCTCGGACGTGCGGCGTTACCAATTCAATCGCGGCCGTCATCACTCACCCGGCCAATCTGGGATCTCGCGTCTGATGTCGCGGGCCTGAAGGCGCAGTTCAGCCGCCTCCGCCGCATCCACCGCATCCACCGCCGCCCACACCGCCGCCCACGCCACCTCCGCCGCCTCCTCCGCCTCCTCCTCCGCCGCCTCCACCGCCGCCTCCGCCGAACGATCCTCCCCAGACAGCCACCGGCGCGCCCACCGCCTGTACTTCGTCGCCCACTCGGCGCGGACTCCACGGATCGATTTGACGCCTCGGCGGATCGCACGGGCCACGATACGATCGATAGCCCGGCGGAGAGCTGGTCGATACTGCTCCAGCATGCCACTTGGCAGCCTGCTGTACTGCCAGATCATCCAGTCGCAACGGTGGCACGCCTGCCATGCGTCGGCCTGCGTCGCACCGGCTGGCAGTCCACGTCGCCACTCCATCGCCTCTTGGCACGAGCGGTACTTGATGCCGAAGTCGATTGCGCTGATCATCTCGTCACCAGGTATCGCCCATCCTCGGGCGTCCCGTCCGACTCCAACTGCGCCCGCTCCTCTGCCGTCGCGTCGCGCACGATGTGGTCGGTTGAGATGGTCACCAGCGGCCCTGTGCGCAGCGCCAAGCCGACCCACTCGCTGTGCTTTGCTCCACCCCCGTAGTCGCGGACAATTGAGCACCGGCGCCCACCGAGGTCCTCGAGCGTGCCGGCTGCATCCGCACTGATGTCGATGCTCACCGCATCAACGCGCCCAGCTACCCGCCCGACCACCTCGCACAGAACCGCCACCGCGTCGAGGATCTGGGCCCTTGCTTGCTCCGTGATTTGTTCGTCGGTCATCACTCCTCCTCTGCTTTGTCTATGGCGGCGCATGCAATCATGTAAAGGCGTTCGATCCAATCGAAGTCTTCTCCATCCATTGATGCCTCAACGCATGCCTTGAATTCCTTGCACACCTCCAACAGATCGGTAGCTGTGGCCCACAGTGTTGCCGTTGCTTGGGCCTCCGGGAGCAAGGCCTTGACGTGTGGTTCGAAAACTTGACCGATGAACCCATAATCCTCGGACACAATATCAAGTCCGAGCTGGCCATCAACATGCATCGACCCAGGAGTGTGCTTGCTCATCTCCTCACCTCCCGCCCCAACGCGGGGCAAAGTCCGGCCCGGTCGCGACCCCGGGCGCGGGAGTATTATTAGTCCCACACAACCGTGTCGGATTCGATCTCGACAACCCGTGCGATTGAGCCCGGCAGTTCTTCCTCCATGAGCCAACGCGCATGATCGATCGCACTGGTCAGGCTGTCGTGCGGGTCGTTCTCTGTTCCGGACAAACCGTCCCAGGTTCCACTGTCGTCCTGCAGGTCCACTCTGTAGGTCACATCAGCCTCCGTGGTTTGCGTTGCGTTCATGCCTCAAAGTAATGCATTCCCCGTGCCAGAATCCATGAAATGGAATAACGGGAACTTACGGCATCCAAGTGCGCATCCGGTTACGCGATAGTGGGTACTATCGTTCGCAGGTGCGAAACGGATTACGCAGGCAGGTCCCCACCCCACGCCGCCCAGGCTATCATCAGCAGGACCAGTCCGAGTGCCGCCACCGGCGCGGTGATGACGACGGCGAGCAGGTCGCGGATGGTCACGGCTCAACCCGCTTGAACTCGATGACCCACACCCATGGGTTGTCGTCCCATGACTTGCCGGGCTTCTTGCCGTTGATGGAGTCCCACAGTTCCTCGAAATCTTCGCGTGGGTCAGGTGGGCAGATGTCTTCCCATGTTGGGTTTTTCTGATAGATGCCTTCATCGCATGCGTCCTCAATGCTGATGTCCCGCACCCGCTCGACCCGGACGCCGGTGACTTCCAGCAGGATGCGGGATGCCTTGCGTGGCATGAATCGCTGGGACTTCCACCTTGGGCCATAGTCGTGTTCCTGCCAATCAGACTTGTAGAAATATGCAGTCCCGTACTGTCCGCCGCACCATGTCTCCTTGACCCACAGCAGGTCGCCAGGCCTGCCGTATGGACAACGAGCAAGGATCGTTGATTCGTACCCGTCGTCTCTTGGGTTGTCACCCGGCTGAGGCTTCGCCACTCGCCTGGTTTGAGATTTCCGCCCGTCCAGAATCGCCCGCACCATCTCGCCGGTGAAAGCAATCGGTCGCTCCATCCGCCCGTCTTCACGAATCGCCATCACTATTCCCCAATCCGCCGGCAGCAGTGCCGAAGCACCTCGGCCTCAAGCGCCAACCGCGTCCCGTCGCGCATCTCGACCACCACAGCCTCATGATCCGCTCCCGCGTGCTCGACTAGCAGTTCGGTCCCTGTCGTGACGGACTGAGCCACGCTCGCCATTATCTGTCCAACCACGAGCATCAGGGTCATTGGCTCGAGGACTTCGTACTGTTGGCCGGTGCGGATCATTCTTTCGACTCCAGCCAGTCTGGTCGATTCTCACGGATCCAGTCCATGGCGTTGACCGTCTCGGTTGCTACCTGCTCGCAAGACCACGGCACATACTCCCGCTCGATCACCTCCAAGAACTCGGCCTCTGCCTTCTTCATCGCCTCAGTCGGATCGGACCACCCGCCGTCCGGATCACCGTATTCCTCGTCGAGATACTCCAGGACGTGATCGAGCGGGCAGCTCCCATGGGCACCGACGGTCATCCGGGCGAATCCGTAGACCTCGATGGTCTCAGGCAGGCAGTCCATCTCGAACTGCTCCAGGTGATATTGAATAGCGTCGTCCATATCCGTCTCGGACAAATTCTCGCAGTGACCCACAGCCCAGAACACAATCTCTAGTTTGCTCATCCCTCAATCCCTCCTGCCGCCTCGCACTCTGCGGCGATCCGCTTGTCCGTACGCAGGATGGCGGCGATCTCCGGTGGGGCCTGGCGGACCGGCTCGACTCCCGGAGGCAGGGCCTTGGTCCAGACTGGGACGCCGGCGGCCTTGGCTTGGTCAATCACGGACTGGATCCATTCGGGCTTGGCGGGCTTGTAGCCGTTGGTGCCCTGGCCAACGACGATCCAATCGACTCTTGGCGCTGGTGGAGTCGGAGCACCGCACAACTGGTGATCCAGCAGTGTCTGACAATCATGGACCGTGTATCCACATTTCGGACAAGTCCATCCGAAGTCCACAGGCACCAGCAACGGCTCCACGCACAGCCACCGCTTGCCGGGGATCCGTAGCAGGTGCGGGATCAGCTTGTCGGAGTCGGCTTGGTTGGTGACGGTGGTTCCAAACCATAGATTCAGGGCGCTGAATTCGGTTCCGTCGCCGAGTGAATCGGACTCAAGACCATCCAGAGCGTCGGCCATGGCAACCGGATTCTTCGTCAGCATCAAGAATTGATGGGCTGCTGAAGCCTGACGGATAACTGAAAACATGGCGTCATGGTCTTCTTGGTCAACGCTCTCCCGCCACATATCGCCCAGCCACCCGGTAGCGACCACCCGCGGCTTGCGCCAGTACAGCGGCTTGTCAATCCAGCGCTCGATCAGGCAGTGGCGGCCGGACCATGATCCGCGACCGCTCAAGGCTCGCGCGCCCTCTCCGAACGGGAAGACATGGGCCGCCTCCATCCTCCGCACCATCGCCAGCGCCCAACACCGTCTGGCGCACGGCATCGCAGGATCACAACCCAGGATCGGTGACCAGCTCGCGTTCCAGAACTTGCCGGCCATCACGACACCCCATGCACCCGGCGGATGCTGACAACCATCTCTCGCCCGTCGATCTCCACCGTGACCACAGGCTCCGCGTTGTGCTCCCACGCTGGCGACCTGACGATCCCCTCGGCGCCGTGCTCCTGACACCAGATGCGGGCGCCGCTGCGCATGACTCTGTTCCACTCGCGAGCATCTTTCTCAGCCCGGCGAACCTCGCGCACGTCGACGAACTGCGGCGCGGACTTCGGGCGGCACGTCTCAGTTAGCAGGCTCATCGTCGCCCCCGAGTGACTTGCTGTGCTTGGCCTGGGTGAGCTGCCGGTTGATCGTGACCAGGCGCTCTTCGAGATCGCGGCAGCGCTGTTGGGACTTTTCTAGCTGTTGCGCGATCGTCTCGTAGCGGTACGGCGGATCAGGCGGGTCGAGCTCCATCCCTGAATCGGCCGCTGCCTGCTCTGGCGTGATGGTCTTGAGGATCGGCGTGCCCTCATCCCCGATCACCGCGCCGCAGTCCAGGCATTCGATCCGCGTGCCGGTGACTCGGCGGAACGGGTGGGGGCACTTCTGCCCGTCATCAGTCTTCGGCGTGACCTCTTTCGCGTAGTCGTCGATCATGTGCTGCATGGTGGCCGGTGACTGCGAGAAGTTGCGGCACAGCCAGGCTGCAGTGACGGTGATCCCAGACTGATGTGCGCGCTCCAGGTATTCGCGGATCGCCTTGACGGTGGACAGTGGTACCGGGTTGCCGTGTACGTCCACCATCTCCTCTGGCTCTGCGGCCGGCGTTGCTTGCGTCAGCGCGTCCGCGATGCGAGTGAGCTGCACCATGATCGCATCGAGCGTTCCTGCGATGCTGATGATCGATCTGTTCGCGGATGACTCGTATCCGGGCTGCAACTCAATCTTTCCAAGATGATGATCTCCTGTGCTCATGTATTCCCTCTCAGTCCGGCCGCCCGCCCTTGTCGGGCGTGTCGCCCACTTCGCAGCGCGGCCTCGGTTTGCCGTGGTACATCTCGATCCCCTGGGTCTTGCGCTCCCACTGCTTCTTGTTGTTCGCCGTTAGCTGCGCTGGTACGCGGAACTTGTGGCCCGAGCATTCGTCACACATGACTGACGATCGCGCAAGGTCCACCTCTTCGCCCGCACTCACGGAGCCGATCGGTAGCAGCACGTCGCGCTGGATGTGTCCGCAGTCGGAGCACTCAAGGTCGTATAACGGCATGACTCAGACCTCCTCCGGTGGTTTTGGATCAGCTCATCTTGCCGGCGTAGAGTACGAGGCCGGCGCGATAGACGCAGTAAGGCGCGCCGACCGCGTGGCTCAACTGGATCGCGGCGGCTTGCATGTCCTGCTGTTCGGTGCTGATCGGGATGTACCAGCCCATCCCCTCGAATAGCTTGGCGCCAATGTTGTTCGGATCAGGCACATCCGGATCGCTCGGCACCGGCCCGGCCATCAGGTAGACGAGTTGGCGCTTGACGACCTTTAGATCCTTGGTCGGGTCTGGGATGCGGTTAGGGTCGTACTTGGTCAGGTCGTTCATTCACGCCACCTCAATCTCTTCGATGAGCATGCACTCGGCCGCGATGTTTGACGGCATCTCGATCTTTCGCCCCATGCCGATGTAGAGCCCTTCGGAGTACGAACCGCGCCAGTCCTTCGACCACAGAACAAGCCACACCGGAGTTGAGTAGACCTCACGCAGTACCTTGACTTGATCCTTGGCAGCGGCCAGTTCGCTGACCCCGTAGTGTCGCTTGTATGCTACCATCAGTCGGATCCTTTCTTGTCGCTGGCGTTGAGTTCGGCACGGGCATAGTCTAACTTGCGCTCCAACTCCGCGATGCGGTCCTGTGACAGCGCAAAGTGTCGGCCGTAGTGAGACAGGCTCTCCTCTAGATCGGCAATAGCCTCGCACCGCTCGCGTCTGCACTCAGTCAATTCTGCCTCGAGTTCGTCAATCTGCTCAAGTAGCCACGGGATGTCTTTGTGCGCTGAGATCAACAAGTCCATACACGTCGGACCACCAGGGGCACTCCATTCCTCTGAAACAAACTTCCGTATCTGCTCAAGCCTGGTCATCGTCCCTCCAGTCTCCACATCGCCTCAGAGTCAGCCCGCCGCGTCAGGCAGTGCCCGCACCGGGTCTTGCCGCGCGACCATTTTAGGCAGCACGCGCACTGCCAGTGCCGGCGGCCGAGTCTGAGTTTGAGTTTGAGTTGAGTCATTACTGATCCATGTCATGGATTGTGGTCGTTGTCAATGGGTTTTCTTGGTATCCGGATCGTACTCTCGCGGATCATCTATCCGGATCGGCATCAGCGCCCCGATGACATCATTGTCGCTTACGAACAGGATCGGCGCATCGTGGGCCGTCGCCATGATCTTCAGCTTCTCGTCTTCGTAGATGTCCAGGATCGCGTGCAAGTATCTCGCGTCAACCACTACGGCGGTTGTTCCGTCCTCGTGGTCGAGCACAACCGCATCCGGCCAACCGCGTGAACTGTCAGCCGCGAGCACAATCGGCCGGCCACCGAACGTTCTCTCGGTCACGACGCGGTAGCCCTTCTTCATCTTCAGGATCGAATCCCGCTCTTTCTTGTAGGGTGCCTCCCTGTCGGCCTTGCCGTTCTCTTTCGAAAACGACAAGCTGAACAACCCGTGAGTCGGAACGCGCAGCAACCAGTTCCCGTTGCTTGCCCACCCGTCGCCCCAGGAGATGAGCCGCTTGGCCTTGTCGATGTCGATCAGTTTCGCAAGTCGCGTCCACTGGTAGATTGGTGTGTCTCCTGAGTCGAATCGAAAAAGTAGATTCATTGGTCGCCGTCCTTTCTGATGCCATGCTCTATCTCGTGACATCGATCGCAAAGGACTTCAAGATCGTCATATGCGCTTTCGTATCCAATGTGCTCGTAGTTCTTATGATGGACGTTTAGCTTTCTGCGGTTTGTCCCGCAACGCTCACATCTGTACTCTGCCCTCTCAAGCATGTGCGCGCGCAGTCGCTTCCAGTGCGCGGTTTTCAGGTACTCGTTGTAGTGCCCCCTGACTCCATCCAGCTTCGGAGCAACGGCCTTCGCAAGTCCTGCCCGCAACACGTCAAGCATCGGCAGAACATCACCACTGCACTCAGGGCAGAAGCACCTATCAGGATGAAATGGCCTTCCTGGCTCTGACTTGTAATCAAACTCGGTTCCACACTTCGCGCACGGCACGCGACGATGAATGTGATCAACCATCTTTCTTTGCCTCCTGTGCGGCTGCTTCCGCGATCTTCATGAAATCCGCTGACGACCTGACTCCGTTGACACCAGCACGCTTGGCTAGCTCCTGGGCTTCTGCGTTGTCCGCATCGATCTCTGCAGCGACGTGTGGTTGAATCTCTGTCCTTCCTTTGTTGTGAGCTGACCCAGGCATGCCTTCCGAGAGGTACTTCGTTGCGATGTCCCAATCTGGCTCAGATGGCTTGTCCTTCTGTTGCGGGTAAGCGTTGCGCCAGATCGTGAACTTACTTTTCTCCTTCTTGCTGATCTTCCTGTGCCCAGCCTGGAGGTGCATGCACCCTTCCTCGCCGAGTTGATCGATGTACTTGCAGATCCGCTCGAAGTGGGCGTCATGTGAGATCTGCCCAACTGGCTTTTGCCCCCACAGCCTTGCGTGGTCTTCCCTTAGCCGATAGGCGATCTGTTCGTGTTCATCTGTTGGGCAGTAGACTGGAGGTAGTTCTTCCACCCTTGGAGGGGATGTCGTGAATTGGTCTGGTCGGTGATGATGGTCTGTCGGTCGGTCTGGTCGGTCGGTCGGTCGGTCCTCCGGGACAGTCACACCCCTGTCACGTGACTGTCCCGTGACTGTCCCGTGACGCCGCTTCTCCCGAGATGCCCTCTTGCGCTTCGCTGCCTTCAAAGATCCAGCAAAATCAAACCAGTCGTGGATCTTCATTTCGCTACCGTCCATCTCGACCAGCCCTCGCTCAACGAGCGCATCGAGGAACACGGCTGGATCCCCGTCCCACCCGCAGCCAAGGGCGATGTCTTCGGCATCGAAGCTGCTCAGGTCGCCATCCGGTGATACGGTCAGGGTCCAGGTCCACAGTGCGCAGAGGTGTCCAAGGCAGTGGGCCCACGGGATTCCGAGCTGCTTCGCCATGCGGATCATCTTCGGGTGGACGCGCGCTGATTCGTGAAGTTCAATCCACACGGTGAATCCTCCGGGCTAAAAAAGTCTCCCCGGCCACCGGCTGCGATGAGCAGCGGAGGCTCACCGGCAGCCGGGGAGAGCGATCAGTTTTTCTTGGTGGCTACTCATCGCACCGCCACCAAACCACACCCGGCGCCGGATGTCAAGCGTCATCACCGAGGTCAAGTGGTTGTGGTTGCGAAGTAACGCCCAGGCGCCATGGCCACCACCCACACTTGCAGCGGTCTGGCTTGACCTCAATCTCTACACCGCCAATGCTGATCTTGGAACCGCGCAGATCTGCTCCGCACTTTGGGCACACATCTGGCCAATCGGCCGCGTTGACAAACACACCGAATGGAGAGTTCAGATAGTCTGTGATTGGTTCCGGAAGCCGGATGTTAATGATGTCGTCTTTCACCTAGCCACCTTACGCGCCCTGCACCGACCAGACTCGATGTCCCGCCGCACGGTCAGCGGCAACTCAGCGCCAACATAGAAGGTCGTTGAATGCGTCCAGTCCACCCGCCACAGCTTGAGCCCGCGTGCCTTGGCTGCACGGGCAGCTGCCTTGCGATGGCTAGGCGGAAACCACTCTCCGCTCATGACTCACCTTCAATCACTCGGTGCAGGGCGTCCGCTGCGTCTATGGCGAAGTGGCCCCGGCTTGGTTCGGAAAACTTGCCGCAGTGGGGGCAGGGATGGATCTCCCAGCCGTCGTTTCCGGGTTGCCCGTGTTCTATCTCTCCGGTTCCCCCGCACACCGGGCAGTCCATGTCCGCCATCTTCTGCGCCAGGGCGCGGATGGTGGCTTCGGCACGCTTGAGCATTGCGAGCAATTCGCATGCTTTGTCAACTGGACTAAGATCGATAAAATCATCCCTCAGTGGAGCGCCAATCTCATCCCACGTCAGCATGTCAGGCATCGTCTGGCTCCTGTTCTGCAAGGTATACCTCTTCGGATTGTTCTTCTGCCCACCACCCGTTGTCTGTTTCCATCACATCTGGATATCGGTGGCTGTCTTTTTCCCACAGGCTCCATGTCCTCGGGAATGTCTGGTGCTGTTTGGCGGAAAGTTGCTTGTCACCCATCACTCGCCTACCTTCAGCTTCGACAGGCACTCTGGGCAATCCGGCTTACCTATTTCAAACCCACCTGGTGCCGTGACCACCATTCCGCACAGCGTTCTAACGTGTTCTTGGTAGCGCGTTGTTTTCTTGAAAGTTGCACACCACCGCTCACCGATAACGCGACCCATGTCGTCGCGCTCAAGCGATTTCACGCAGATCATCACTCGCCTCCCTTCAGCGCGGTGCGTATCGAGTTTAGGGCGTCGGCATCTGTTAGACCCTCGCCATTGATGGCTCGGCCACCTTTAGTCAACAACCAGAAAGTATGCTGAAGACCGTCTTGCCTGTAATCGTTATGAACAGCCACTGCCCAGCCAGCAGCACGCATGTCGTCTGGGTTTGATTCCAGCAGCCGGTCCCGTTCTGACTCGGCCTGCTCTGCGCACTCATCCGCCCGGCGGCGCTTATTGATCTCTGCGCCGACAAGCGCCGTTGCTGCTTTCAGCTCACGCTCAAACTCGGCTATGCGGGCTTTGGTATCGTCCAACTCCCGCTCGGCCGCGTTGGCGCGAGACTTGAGTTTTCGAATCTCAAACCAGTCAGGCTTGGCCGGCTCTCCAGTGTGGCGCTTCTCGCGGATGTCGTCGAGGATCGGTTCGATCTGGTCGAGGTACATGGTGTGTCTTGCCTGCACCTCGTCCCGCTCCCGCATGCACTCCAGCAATGCGGCCACGGGTGGGCAGGCAGGATCATCTGGCTTCGTCGACTTGCCAGCTATGATGCAACCTGGGTTACCGTCAGGTCCGAATAATTCCCAGCACTCTCCGCAGGCAGGATCGCTCATCTCGTCACCTCCATTTGCATCTTGCCTTGTACTAGCACGGGGACTTTCAAAACAACCTCCTTTGTTTCTGCTCAGCCTCAATGCGAGCCTTTGCGATTTCGAAGTATTCCGGTTCCCGTTCGATCCCGATGAACTCGCAGCCCTCGCGGTAAGCGGCGATCCCAGTGGTCCCGCTGCCCATGAACGGATCCAGGACAACCCCGCCGGGGGGCGTGACCAATCTGACAAGCCATGCCATCAGGGCGATCGGCTTGACAGTCGGGTGGTGGTTGCGAGCGCCCGAGGTGCGCCCGGCCCCGGCTCGCGGCGAGTCAATCCCGGAGGTCCCATCGGTGCGGTCTGTGCATTCCCCGGCAGACTTGGCGGGCAGGTTGTCGCACCCGGCTTCGCGCTCTGCCCGGGACGCCTTGGGCTCATAACGGAACACGGGGAAGAAACAGGAAGCGCCGCCGGAGTCAATTGGTGCCGTTGTCTCTCCATCCTTCCATCCATTTCCAACTGTGTGCGCCCTGTTTGCCGATTCGCCAGTGTTATGCCTAATATGCCCATCGCTTGTACTGCCGCCTCCATGTCTATCAATCTCCCTTACGGGGCAGTCCTCTGCACAGATAGCGCCGCAGTCGGGGGAATGGGTCAGGATGACGTTGGGGGGCCAGCGGCCGGATGCGACCCGCCCCGGCATATCAGGCATTCCGCGCTCACCCATCACCAGCGACGACCCGCCGGGCTTGTTGGCAGCACATTGGTTGTATCGGATCTCATCCCCAACCCGGCACCCATCCACATTGATCCCCCCCGTCCCATGCTTGCAGACACAATCGGCCACCGTGCCGCGAAAGGGCTTGCGGGAGAGGATTATGGGCTCATGGGCGGGCTTGAGTGCGGTACCCCACCCGTTCCACTGTTGGGCCTCGGTGGTTGCGGGTGCGGTGATGTCAAATTCTGCTTTCCATTGATAATTATCGTCACTAAAGTTGCCCTCTCCGGGAGCCATTGAGGTGATGCTTTTTTTTGTCTTGCCAACCACCTCCCGCTCTGCACCCGCCGCCTTGTCAATCGCCTTGCCAACGTCCAGACTTTTCGGAAACCCCGTTCCATAGATCCAGTGCAGCGAGTCGCGCACATCGAATCCTGCGTCTTCGATAGCGCACGCCATCCTGTGGTAAGTCCGCGTCCCGCCGAACGAGAGCAGGTGCGCCCCTGGCTTGAGCAACTCCAGTACCCGCGCCCACAATGCGACGTCATAAGCAACGCCGCTAGCGTCCCATCGCTTGCCCATGAATCCGAGTTCATACGGCGGATCGCAAACGCAGGCGTCCAGGCTTTCGGGTTCAAGACCGGCCATCACTTCCCGGCAGTCTCCGAGGTGCAGTGGCATCCCTACTCCCTGGCTCCAACCTTCCAGTCCTCGAGGAACGCCCGCAGGTCGGACAGCCGCGCCTGCGTCTGCGTCCGCCCGTCGTTGGGGTTGATGCCGAGGACGGCGAGTTGATCGTTCCAGATTTCCGTTGGCATGAACGCGGCCTTGCGCTCGTCGTCCAGTCCGCTGAGCGTCAGGCCATCGGCCGGCGGCGGCTCGCCGGTCTTGTCCTTGATCGTGCTGCCGTGCGATGTCTTGATCTCGGTCTGGACGGGCGATGCGGGATCATCGGCTGGTTGCTTGTCGTCCTGTTTGGGCCAGTCGGTCGGTACGTCGGCGTTCGGGTCGTCTTGATTGTCGACCTCGGCCCATTCCGCTTCGATGGGCTTTTCGCCTCCGGAATCCAGCACGTCGTCGAGGCTCTGAAGCCCCATGACCACCTCAGGGCAGTACAGGTCGATGAGCCACGCGGCAGAGCGATACTTGAACATCTTTTCCGGCATGGTCTGCCACATGCTGTTGGGCTTCTTGTCCCATCCCCACTTCTGCACGTCGGCCCAGGTGATCCGGTACTCGCACCGCTCGCCCGTCTTGCGATGTGTGGCGAACGCAGTGCAGGCAACGACGCGATTCCCTTCGCGCTCAAGCTCCCACTGAATAGGTCCGGTGAACGGGCCGCGAGCGTTGGCCGCAGCGATCATGATCTTCGCCTGCAGCCCAGGGCGGCCGTGGACCACGTAGAGGTTTTGCAAGACCATGAAGACATCGATACCGGTGCGGGCCGCGAGCTGCAGGCCGATGAAGCAGTTGCCAACGTTCTCCTTGCCCCTGAAGTGCTGCGGCACCAGGCTCGACCCGGCGAGCAGTTGGGCTGCCCGAAGGGCCTGAGTGAACTTTCCCGAGTCCATCAGCATCGAGTTGATGCCGTTGTCCACCGAGACGAGCGCCTTTGACGCCTCCTTCATCTTGGCGGCCTCTTCTTGTTCCTTGTCGAATGTGCGTTCGGCGTCTTTCAGTTCGTCGGTCATGGCTATTTCCCTCCGTGTTTTTCGATCGCATCGTGAATCACTGCGCTGATGTGGATCTTCAATCCGCACCGTTCACACTTCCATGTTTCGGCGTGCGGGGCTTCGAGAATCGCGCCGATTCCTTCACTGCATTGCGGGCACGGGACAACCTGATTTGTCAGCTTGAACGCGCGTTTGAGTCTGTCCCTCTCGCCAAGCATCAGTCGGTTGTCGGTCGATAGGTCGTGACACTGCTCTGCAAGATGGGCGATGATCTCATAGACCTTGATTGACATGCTCCCTCCTATCGCCTGTCCAACCAGGCGCAGCGTTCGATTGCATCGTAGAGCCTCGCGGTGATTCGCACGTCCGCAAGGCAATAGGTTTTCAGATCGTCCCAGCGTTCTTGCTCGACCATCGCTGCCACGTCTGCACCTGTCGCCTTCTTCGACTCTCCGAGCACAAGCGCAGACCAGTCGCCTAGACTGCCAGACTGCAAGATGGTGAACAGGTCGATGTGCCGCTTGCTGTAGCGGGCCAGCGGCCATCGGTATCTCAGGAGCATTCCGTGCCGCATGGCGCGGGCCACAAGGAACGGGATGTCAAACCGCGTGCCGTCGAATGTGATCAGGTGCCCATGACCGACATCAAACAGCGTCGAGTCGACCCTCGCCAAAAGGAGTTGCTCATCGTTGATGCGGTCAGTCAGGCAGGCGAACTCCCAATCGCCGCCGTGTCTGCGCAAGCCCATGCCGACCGCGACCACGCGACCGGTAAGCGGTGAGAGGGCGGCCTTCTCGACGATCTCGGCGGTCTTCTCTTCGATGTACTTGGCGATCTTCTCCGGGTCTTTGTAGTTGCTCGGGGCGCTGATCTGCGCCCGCCTTGACTCCAGGACTTCATCCGGGATATCCTGGTAGGTCTCGATGTCGATCACCAGATCGGTTGATGGGTTCTCGTGACTCATTCATGACTCCTCAGTATTCGTAGCCGCGCGTGCGGTTGGCGTACTCATCCCACTCTTCCTCGCGCTCCTCTGGTGGGTCTTCGTCCGGGTGATCCTGCTCCCAATCCATCAGGCGCTCACACGCGATGCAGTATTGGTCCTCCCAGGGGATTGACTTGCCACAGCGGCAGCATGGTCCGGTGCGTTGCATGATTCCATCCGTGATTAGATGAACCGCCACAGGCGTCGTTGTGGGCAGTCGGGGGTGACGCCCGAGGCGGCTAGTTATCCATGTCATGGCATAGATTGCCGGACTTGTCAAGCTCTGCGTGCACGTCGGTGTGATGGACCTTGAGGCATGGTGTGCAGATTGTGTGTGACTGATTCACCATCGGAATCTTTTTAGTCATTGATTCTCATCTTGCATTTGAATAGCAGTTCTCATGGCAACATCTTTGGAAAAGCATGTTTTACACATAATCCCAGATGGTATTAGCATTGCTTTTTCAATCAGTCGCGTTTGCCTTTTTAGTACACCAAGAATCCCATACATTTCCCGCCTGCACTCCAGCAGGGCGGCCACGGGTTGGCAGGCGGGATCATCTGGCTTCGTCGACTTGCCAGCTATGATGCAACCTGGGTTACCGTCAGGTCCGAATAATTCCCAGCACTCTCCGCAGGTAGGATCGCTCATCTCAACCCCTTTGAGTGGTGCGGGCCGGCGGCGCACCAGTTGGAAAGCCCATGCCGACCCCCGCAAGGGACCATCCCAGGCGGGCAATTGTGCTTGCATTCGGTTACCATGGTCCCCACTGGGGTGCTATTTTTTGAGGGCGGCGCGGATTGCCTTGCGGCAGTCGCGAATAGTAGGACCACCACCACCGCGGATGTACCCGGCAAAGAAATCATCGCACAGGCTTACAGCCTCCCGCAGGCGGTCCCGCTCTGCCTTCAAGCTGGCCACCTCGGCTATCAGTTTCTGCACGGTCTTGCTCAGCCTGGTGATGTCTTCGTTCCTGTGGTCCAGGTCTTCCTGCATGGCGGATAATCGCGCTCTAGTGTCTAGCAAATCGTAGTATTCTTTTTTGCGGACGTAAGGCATCACCCATCCCCATTCCGTGCCTGGCGCAAGATCATATTCAAATCTTCGGGCCTGATCTGTTTCGACTTGTCCTGCCCACGACACTCCCGAAGAATCACAGCAGCACCTTCCTTGATTTCGACTGCTCGACCTTCTTTTCAAGTCGCTTGAGCCGCTTGTCCGTGTCGTTGAATCCGCTCACGACGACGGAAAAGATGATCAGGATCACCAGCCAAACCATGACCGCTCCAGTCTGTTCTGTCGCGTTGACAAAAAACACAGCGGGGAGGGCTGCGCGCGCACAGCCCATCTTTCCGTGCACTGGGATTCGAACCCGGGATTCTCGGTTCCGTGATGATCAACCACGGCGTTCCGAGCGTGACTCCGCTTCACCATGCACGCCCCGCAAATCTGATTGTCACTTGTCCTGCCCACACCCAACACATTACCCCATGTCATGGGCAAAGTCAAGGGAAAAAACAACCCCGGGTGGGGATACCCGGGGCGTTGTCAAACCCTCTGGATTTGCGGCTGTGCCAGCCGGCTTTAGGTGGCCCGGCGCATCGTCACCTCCTACGCTCCGACGCCTGTAGCTACTGCCCAGGCGCCGATCAGGATTGCGTCGCACTGGTCACGCACGATCGGAAGTCTCAGCCCGTACTCATCTGCGACGATGGTTGCCTTGTCGATGATCGCCCGGTGGTGTGCTGCGGTCTTCTGCCCGCTTGGAATCGGCTCGCCGTCAACCTCCCGGTTCGCCCAGGTGCGCCATGACTGCGGGGATACGTGAACGTGCCGACAGGCAAACGCCTCGGAGAGCGCGACCCACAGGTCGGCACGGTACGCGTAGACCTTGAGCCCGGTGTGCCCGGACTTGATGCGGCGCGGGATGTGCCAGTCCTCGGACACCACGACGCGCGGCCGAATGCCCTCGATGAGACTGGCGGGCTCAGATGCGGTCGAGCCGTCCACGATGCCCGATCGGGTCAGGCGGCCACCCTGCCACAGTGACCACCCACAGTGCTCTCCGGGGTCGACGGCCAGGAGGCTCACGGCACCGCCAAGATCACGCCCGTCGCAAGCACCCCGCCAGCCACCAGGCCGATCACCCCCCACAGCCACGGGGAACGCCACGGGTCGTCCAGCTTGGCCTGTAGTTCGGCGCGCTGCGTCAAGCACACGTCATGGTCCGTGCTCGCGTGGGACCGGCACTCGGTCAGGCGGGCCCGGCAGACGGTGGCAGACTCCCACACGTCAACGGCGCCCTGGGCCGCGTTCAGGAACGCGTCTCGACCACAGCACACCTGGCTACCGCTGGCGTCTACCGTGCAGGCCTCATCGAGCACAAGCCATGGCCTTGGCAGGTCTGACGGTGCGGGCGCTCTGCGGGCTCCCTGGAGGCAGCCAGAGGCCAGCAAGGACAGGCAGGCCAGGATGGCGACGGGGTGGGTCATGGCTTGGCCCCCTGCCCCTCTGCGACAACTTCATATTCGGTGCCGTCTGACCTGCGCACTGCGGAGATCCGCACCATGGCTCCGGACTTCTCCCATTCGATCGCCTCGAAGAACTCGTCACCGATCATCAACCCGGCGTCACCGCCGATATCGGCAGGCGACCACATTGGAGATGCAAGAACGAGCTGCTGCCTCATGGCTTCCGCCCGAACTTCTCACCCAGCCGGTCCCGCTCCCCGGCGGCGTAGCTCTCGGCCGCGTGGACAGCAGCGTCAGCGATCGATGTGGCCTGCTCCTTGAGCTTCTTGCCTTCCTCCGGGCTCACCCCCGGGCTCTGTGGGGGCGGGGCGCGCTTGAAGATGCCGAGCAAGCCGCCGCAGCCACTCCCGAGCAGTGCCAGGGCTGCAATGATGACGGGCACACCGAGACACCAGGCCCACCAGGGCAGGCCTTTGAGCCAGGTCCACAGCTTGTCCAGCATGGCCGCTCATTCCCCACTGCCGGTGTTGATCGTGTTCGACGAATACGTGACAGTCACCGGCTGGATGTTCAGCGGCTCGCCGCAGATCGGACAGTGGGACGGATGAATCATCCCCCACCACGGGAACACGTGTTCGCAGCGCCTCGGCGGATCGGGCCACTTGTCCGGAATCGGCCACCATGGATGTGAGAATTTACGAACGAAACACGGGGGCTTCGAATTCGCGCACTCGTCTTTGTGCGGACAGTCATCACATTTCATGGGTCACGATCCGGTGACGGCCTTGCGCACGGTCAGGGCACCCAGGCCGATACCGCAAAACCCGCCGCTTGCCCAAGCCCACTCCTGGAAGCTGGCCATGCCGACGAACATGGCGATCGATGCGATGATCACCAGGGCGATCGGGATGTAGGCTTCGCGCTCGAAGAACTTCTTGAGCCACTCTTTGAAGAAGTTTGCCAGGTCGCTCATTTTGGGTCTCCTTTGGTTCGCATGTCCCAGCGGGCGGTGCGGCCAGGACGGCCACCCTGCCCGACGTGTGTGAATGTATTATACCGCCCGATGTTGCGAAAGCCAAACTCTTCCGCAAGGTCGGCAACCTCGTCAGGCGTCAGGCCCTCGACCTTGATGTCGGCCTCGGTGCCGAGCATGTGACGTGAGCGGATGGCCGAGCGCTGCTTGCCCGGGTCGCCGCACTTTGGGCAGGATCTCCCGTGGAAGTTTCCGTGAGGCCGGTCGGCGCCTTCGTCAATATACTCGCACCGCCGGATCTCGGCGTTGTAGATCGCAGTCCGGTATCCACCGCCCCGGGAGACATGGATCACCCGGTCTCCACAGAAAGAACGGAAGCGCTCAAGGTCTTCGATGAAGTCCTGAACCATCCTGCATTCGCCAGTATCCGGACTGGCAAATTCCCACGCGCTGAAATGATCGCTCAAGTCGCCCATGGTCGCCTCCTATTCCGCCAAGTGGTGTTCGAGCATCCGCCATCCGCCTTGCGGATACGGCTCTTCCCACACGTCCAGGTCGTCCAAAATCAGGTAGTCGCTCGGGTCGTCGGTGATGGATTCGACAACCCAGAGGTAGGGTGAGCTTACTGTGCCAACATGCACTGAGAAATCCTCCCAGAATGGTGCCGGGACAGTGACCCGAAAGCTGATGTCAACCGGCTGGCTGCGCGGAAGGTTCGTGCAGTCGATCTCGTGTGATCTGTATACTGCTGCGCCGATGGTCGATCTAAGTACGATGGCAAGCCTTGCCTGGATAGATGAATCGAACGAGAAAAGCGCAGATGATGCAGTTGCGGTGGCGCCCGAGCCTGCGAAGGTCAACGCCTCTCCGGAGATGAAATCGCCAGTCGAATCTATCACGGTGATATTTCCAGATCCGAGGATGGTGCGTGCCCATAGAACAGTAGCAGTCGCACCCGATGTCCCGCCCGTGACGACATCTCCGATCGCAATCGGCCCACCAGCAACACCAGTAACACCAAGTCTGCGCTTCTTCTCCAGAGTAGGCTTGCGGACAGTCGCCCGCGCAACCAGATAGCGCACATCCTGGCTTGCATTGATCACGCCAGCGGAGAAAGTTCCGGTCGTGTCGTGGGTGTAGTTGGCGTTGTATGTTTGTTGTTTGCCTGCGTGCTGGCCGCCTGTTTCTGGTCGGTAGTCGTGCAACAAGATTTGCCGGCGCCGCGCCCACAGATAGGCGAGAGTCCGATCCAGGTTGTAGACTGTTGCAGCCCGCACGTCGTCGTCTTCCTCTGCGTGCTTCGGGCTTGGCAGCACGTGCGCAACGTCGGTGTCCAGGTGATCGGCTAGCGTGATCTCGAAAAGCTCTGCTTGCGTCGAAGTACCTGCGCCAGATCGCTTGATGTCGATCCGCAACTCGTATTCGCAGTCCTCGCTGATTAGGCTGCCGATGTTCACCGCGTAGTAGGGCCACGTCAACCCAGAAGCATGCGCCGTCGTGGTGTGCGTGACCTGGAGGCTTCCGCCCAGCGGAGTCCCGCCGACCACGCCATCGCCGCCGTACTTCTCGCCGACCAGATTCTCGGCCGCCTGGAAGGTGCCGGTGATTGGTCCGACCAGCACTGCGCCTGTCGCGCCAGCGTCGTTGACCGCGAGGATCCGCGCCCGCGCCCCGCTGGTCTGGCCGACCAAGATGTCTCCGTCGGTAAAGTTGGATGTCTGGCCGGTGTAGTTGACCGACTCTAGCGACCAGAGTCCGAGGCGCACATCGATCGCCCCAGCCGGCGTCTGGCCCCGAGCCCAATAGACCGCATCGATCTGCGTGGTCGCTTCTGGCTTGCGGATGATGTAGCGCCCGAACTCGTCTTCGTTGGCTGAGAATGCAGCGCCGATCGCCCGCGTGCCTTCGATGTGGCACTGCTGATGCACGTTGCACCTTGGCATTCGGTGGCCACGGATGGCTGAGAGCTTGTAGGCTTCAACCCGCTCCATCGCAGGCGACCACGGGTAGTCAGGCTGCCCGATCTTGCAGTTGGCCACAGTGGTGTCCCGCCACGGCCGCGCCTTGTGATCGTACCCTTCGTGTATTCCGACCCCGTAGACCTGCACCGTGTCGCCAGCCGGGTAGTCCCAATCGCAGCCGACCCACACCTCCAGCACGTCTGTTGTCTCCAGGTTCGGCGCCCGGTTGAAGGTGAGCGGCACGCTAATCAAATACCAATCGAAAGTACCGGCCGCGCCGTCAACGTCGACCCTTGCGAACTCGCGGCCCACAGTGGCCGAGATGAACGCGCTCGATGCACCATCGGCCCGGGATGCGCGCACCCATACGCGCAGCTCTCCAGAGGCGCCGGTCACCAGGCCGCGCAGCGGGATCTTGCGTATGCGCTTGTTGTTGCCGGGCGTGACCGTATAGGACTGGTAATCGCTTCCGGAGGCATCGGTGTGCCTGCCGACGTGCGAGCCGACGTTGTGCAGTGTCACCCCATGCGCGATCAACCCGTTGTTGATCATCTTCGTGACCGGCTCGTGATCAACCATCTGATCGTTGCGCAGCGTGTTCCATGGCACCGCCTCCCAGCCAGTCTGTCTGCTCCTTGGCCAACCGCCCATGTCGTCGCCTCCGCAGCTACTGGTACTTGTAAGCGCTAGCACCGCCAGCGCCCAAGGTGCGATCCTCATCAGCCTGGAAAACCCGCGTCGTCTGCCTGGTGCTCGTAGCCTGGTCATAGTAGGCCACCTCCATCACGTACCCCTGCGCCGGGGCATTGGTTGCGTTGGAGGTGAGCACCACGCTCGACGCGCCAACGCTTTCGATGGTCAGAACTTCCGGAGTCGCACCGCCGCCGGCCGGGACATAGGCGTTGGTCAAGAACATCACCTTGTCGCCGACCTTCCATTTCGCGGCGTCCGTCTCGCCGTTCTGGCTGAACACGTTGTTGTAAAGCGTGACGGTGGACTTGCCTGCTCCCGGGGTATCGGCTGCGTAGCTGTAGACCATCGCGGATGGGCACTTCCTCCCGTACCGGTTATCATGCACCCCGATCTGCCAAAGTGTCAAGCCGACCGATCCGGCGCTTGGCGACATGCCGATCACCTGGCAGTATTCCCCGCTCAGTCCGCGCTGCCCCGTGCGAAGATTCGGCAACTGCTCATGTGTGAGCTTGACGAGCTGCCCGACTTGGAGATCTATGTTGCGATACTTGATCGTGGCTGAGATGATCGGCGCCGGGTGCTGTACGAAGCGCGACCACATCGGGTTGACCATGCGGGCTACCAGCTCTGGCAGTTGCGGGTCGGCCGGGTTCAGGCGCGCCTTGTCGATGTTGGGCACGTAGAGGCAGGCGCACTCTAGCTTGATGGTCCGCCCGTGCTCCTGGTACCAGTCGCGCGTCTGCTGAAAGTTGATCTCCAGCGTGCCGTAGTAGTCATCTCCGGTCGGGTGCTTGTTGTACTTGACCTCCACCTTTGCGACCGGTAGCGATCCGGAGTTCCACCCGGGGAGCATCTTGCATGACTGCTCGCCTGCGTCGATCTCGGTTAGCGGGTCGTCTTCGTCGATCGCCTGGGCCTCGGCCTCGGTGTGCAGGTAGGCCAGCGATAGCTTGCCCGTGACCGTCTCCAGCGGGAAGACCTGCATGAACTTGAACAAGTGCTTTTGGGCCCAGTCCATAAGACTGGTTGCCTCGTGGAGGATGAAGTCAACGGCGGTCTTCGGGAAGACCTGATCGCGCAGTAGCTCCAGGCCGGCCACGTCAACGAGGTCCTGATCGAACGAGATTCCCCACCCGTCCGGCAGCGTATCGTATGGGCCGTTGCTGCCGTCGCCGGTAGAGCAGAGAAGCTGCAAGAACACCGTGATCGGATTGTTGCGCGGCGGGAGATCCTTGCCATCTCCCAGCAAGTGCTCGACCACGGTAGCAGACCATGCCCCAGATGTGATCGTCTCGCCGACCTGGAAGTCTCCATCGGCGCCGGTGATGAGCAGGTGATCAGGGCTGGAGTTGTCGCGTCGGATCGTCGCCGTCACGCCAGATCGGCCACCAGTAACGGTTTGCGGCAACGTGCCCAGCGCGCCGGCCGATCCGGAATACTCCAGTTGATCGTAGCGCGGAAAGTCGCTGTTTGGTGAGTCCTCGCAGAGCATCACCTGGAGGATCTCGTCACCGATGAAGTGCTCATCCATCAGCGCGTTGACGTTCGGTGGCACTGGTGGCGAGTAGCCAGCAGGCCATCCATCGTTGGTCCAATCGTGCTGAATCTGCGGGATGCTGATCTTCTCGCCGAACATGCCACGGAACATCACCGGGATTTGGTCCGGGTTCTTGTAGTTCGAGGCGGCCAGGCTCTGCACGTCGTCGATATTGTCAAATGGCACGTGCTCGCCGAGCTTCATTACCGGAAGCAGCGCGGCCAGGTTCAGGTCTGGGCTGATGGTCCGCTCGGTGTAGTGGATCACTTCGTTGCCGATCTTGATGTTGGCTCCGTCTGCCGGGAACAGGTCGGCCGACTCATAGTAGATTTCCGTCACCGAGAAATTGGTTTGCGTCCCGTCGGACATGACAGGCATGGCAAACTCGAAAGCGTTGTCCGTGAACGTGCTTCCGCTGCCGACGTTGGCGTAGACATACCACAGCTTGAATCGCCCTCCCCACAAATGCTTCAGCGCGATCTTTCCGCGCTTCTGCTTTGTGAGCACATTCTGCGAAGGAAGTGCAAGCAGACCGTCAACGTCGAAGCGCCAAGCTCTTCCGTTGTCCTCAAGCCCCCAATTGCGGATCACCCCAACGCGAACAGGGTGATCCGCGTCGGCCTCAGCGCAACCGCGCCGGTACTCGTGGATCCAGCATCTGCGGGTTTTGATGAAGCGCGGCGCGTCGCTGACTGGAACAGGGCTGACCGCGTTGTAGGTATCGATCACGTCGTGCGCTTTCGCCTCGCTTCGGTACATCCCGCGCGTGCAGACGGTGAAAGCATACCGCACAATATCGAATTGCGTCACCCCTGAAGTGTAGCCAGGAAGCGGCTCGTAGAACTCCAGCGTATTGGCCGACGCATCGAAGCTCTTGACGTATCGGATCTCGCCGACGTTGAGCGGGTTCGCCGAGTCAACCGTGA